GCCCCAACCGGCCGACGTGATAATGCCGGTGACCACCTGCACGGAAACTACTTCACCTTTGCCACGTGAGGTAATAGTGGAAATTTATAAATTCCTGGGCACCACTGACGCAGAAGAATACGTGGCCGAAGACAGGCTTAAACTGTCCACCACAGTCTGCCACAGCTGTAGTTTCAGGTTCAAGCCGACCTACGTCAAGAATAATCTCGCCACCCCCATAGACACAGTTCTTAAATACTTAGAAACTACATGGCAAAGGTTGGATAATAAGCTACGCTCAACAAGGACCATTAGAGAGCTAGTCCGCCTACACCAACATCAGCCGCACTTGAACCCATTGAACAACACATATTACGATTGCTCCCCAAGTGTTGCGCCTTGTGCTGTGTTTACCACAGACTTGGACGATACGTTAGATTTATTCAGCATCGCACCTACTTGCGTTCAAGGATTGAGCAAGGAACAAATATTACACCGGCTAAGTGTTGAACCCGCCATAATATACAACTTGTGCACCAAGCCAAATGTAGAATTACTGAAGTACAACTCAGTACTCAAAGAGGGCAATCCCCTATTGTCAACGGTGTGCTCAAGATCTTGTTACCGCACTTATATCAACCGCGGTTGGAGGTCACAAACAAACGAGAACAAGGTCCGCAATGACCTAAAACTACGAGCATTGCGCGAAAAACAATACCCAGTTCGCGCGGATGCAGGCGATCCAAACCCAACGGCGAACGACTCTGGCTATGAATATTTGCGGAGTTTTATTAAGACGAAGATTCCACTCACAACCACAAGGCCATGCGTCGAAAGGGCATACATCGCCATGGGACTTGAGCCGCCTAAAGGCAATCAAGACCACCACGCCAACACGATAGCAAACGCTTTCCTCCGTCGATATCAGACTCGCAGCCTGCACCTCAACCTGTACCACGATAAAAATGGAAACGAAATAATCATGCAGGTTGAGGGAGAGCACGTCGAGAGCTTGGCAGTGGACAAGGACAAAGGACTGCCCAGACTGGAGCACCTGTTGATAACAACCAACTTCTCCGAGCGCTCAGGGCAGATCAACTCCAACTTAACTGAAGGACACGTACTCTATTGCAACATGAGGAAGGTAAACGGCAGGCAAACGGTGGCCCTAACTCCAAAAGGTGCTACCACATTGCGTCACGTCTGCTATCACCAATTGTACATGCAAACTGACACCGGTGAGTGCGTTGAAGGGCTGCCCGGGGACCAACCCGTGAAGTACTATGACCTGATGGTCCCAGACAGCCTGAGGTTCCACCCAGCTACCGCCACCACAAGCAACGGAGGTGCGAAGCAGTACGTCAAATACCTTGCGGACATAAGCCAACACGAGCCATGGAAGTCGAACCTCTACCCCAAAGGCTATGCGGGCCCGAATATTGTCACATTACCGTTCACATTCCAAAGGCAAGACACTGCCACAGCAACCGCTACATGCACGCAGGTGCAAACTGTCACGCTGACGCTAGCATCGACGAAGCCGGGACCACCGGAGGCCCACAACAATGTTAAAGAGGAGGTCAAGCCAAAGCCCGGGCCTTCCGGCCAGTACGGCACCGACGCTGTGCCAGCCGAGCACAGCACACTAGAAGACATTCGCCACTTGTTCGCTATGCCGCAAAGCAAATCGGTAACGTTCGCCCCGAACAACAAAGTAGCTAGCACCAAACTCGTGAAACCGGAGGAAACATCACACCATGCAGA